CACCAGCATCGAGCTGACCGTGCGGGTTGGGCTGACGACCGACGTGGAAGAAGTCGATGTAGCCGTGCACTTCGCTCAGAGGACGCGAGACCGCCCCGCTGTTCCGACTGCCGTTCTTCGGCTGGCTCTGGGTCGAGTTCACCGTCGTGCGGACCGACAGATCCGAGCGGACCGGGCGACCGTCGGAAGCCACCAGCGTGTGACCGCCGGTTTCCACCGTGCTGACCAGCATTTGGCTGCGGGTCAGCTTGGACAGATCCAGTTCGACCTTCTGCGTCAGCCGGTTGGAGAGCTTGATCACCACGTCGGCGACCAGGCGCTTGACAGCCGCCTCGTCATCCCAGCGGAAGATCGGGGCGGCCTGGACGATCAGCGCGCGATCGACACCGACGCTCACCGCCGGGTCTTGTGCCTTCAGCGTGGCTTGGGCGTAGTTGCCCAGCAGTTGATAGAGCACGTCATCCAGGGCATCGGCGGCGAAGGTGGGAACTTCGTAGCGGGTGCCGGCATGTTCGGCCATCTGCGGGGCCAGTTCGCTGCTCGTGGCAGCCAGGCAGATCGGGGCGACGGCACGGCGGGTGTCGCGTGCCAGGACCACGTAGATGGCGCTGATGGCGCCTTGGCCTTGCGCGCGATGGTCGTAGACCATCGTGGACAGGGTGCCGACTGCGGGCAGGCTCAGCTCGTCGCATGCCTTCTTCACGGCCTGGTGAGCCTGTTGCATCAGACCGTCGATCTGGCTGATTGCGGCCGGGCCGAAGGTACCGCCGAGCAAGTCGAGTTCGGAAATTTGCGTCGTCGTCATGGTTTTTTGGCTTTCTAGAAAATGCCGGGGAAGAGGCTGTGATGCATCACAGCAAGAAAGGTCAAGGCGCATGCATTTGTGTGCAGGTCCTCATTTGTATAGTACAGTGCTATAAAATTCTGCATTGTACTTTTTCACGCATGAGACTTACCTAAAACCGAAAAAGCTGTACTTGACATCACCGCAAGTGGTACACCCAAGGCTTTCACCCTAGGCGGAAAAGCGATAACGATTAAGTCACCCACTCCTCACAACATATAGGCGTGTAGAAAAAAGAAATAAACTGAGTCGTTCATCAACGTCAAGAAAATACAACCCAGGTCTGCAGCATGTCCATCCCTCTTTTTAGAACAGCCACTTATCTGGAATACCCAAGCTCAACTCCAGAACAGTGGCCTGTCGTGCGCGGCAGAATCGCCGGCATTGTTGAGCAGGTTGTCCAATACCATCGTACCGCAATGATCCCGGTGAATGGAGGTCATCCTCTCATCACACTGATCAACACAATCGCTACCCCACTGCGTCTCCCACTTGATCGCTACTTAGATGCCGTGAATGTCGAAGCCGTGGGTACTGCAAAAGTTCTGGGCTATACAACATTCGACTCACCAGGGCGCAACTATAAGGCGGCGTATTACCGTCAAGAAGGCCCTGAAATCACACTGGCGTACAAAGACTACTTTGACTTAGAAGCAGCGCGCCTGGACTGGCAAAACATCGCCGCAGTGAATCCTGTCCTGATAAACGACGACAGTATTCACTACCGTGTGCCAAAGGGCATCAATTACCCCGCGGCTGATTTCACGTCGCTACCCTCAGTGATTTCTGTTCATGTACCACTGCTGATGGTTCAGTGGTATTGTTTTGTTCGACATCAGCTTACTCAGCCAATCACACAACGCAGGGGTATTCGTGAGTTTATTGGCGGCTATGTTCTACCGAACATGCTTCGGCGACAGGTCGAGTTACAGCTGATGAACAAGATCATCAATCGTTACATTGGGATAGAAGCGGAGCCAATCGATCCACAGAAGGGATTGCAGATCGCTATTCCTGATGTCACGTATTACGTCGACGTTGCCGTCGATAAAATGCTGATTAACATCACGCGCAAAGCCCCGGAGTTTGCAGCCGTCCTCCAGAACTTGAAGGCGTTTGATTTCGAAGACATGTCTGAAGCATTGGTGATCCCGGACATCATGCCGACTCGACAAGTTGATTGGGCTTTATTCCTGAGCAGAATAAAGCACTTCTCGTTTTTGTGCGATGTCGCATATGACCAAGAGTACAAGGGAAATCAGGACACAGTCAGCTCGTTCGCAAGAGCAATTCGGTCTTGGGGCGCTGCAGACATGGTACTCGCTCAGATGGGTAAAGAAATTCATCAGTTGTTTCTAGGGTACATCTCAAACATCGAGAACAAAACAGGCACTCGCATTTTAGCGGCATAAGTTGTGAAAACCCAGTTCGCGCCGATCGTGGCTGCGAACTGGGTTTTCTGACATATCAGTAATAATCAGAAACGAGACGCTGAACCCGCCCTTCTCCCATCGTGAAGAATCCTAGGGTCTCCAAGATGATATAGAACGCTTTGCAAAGCTCCTGTGCTGTACGCCTAGCGTCGATCACAGGCACCAGTTCGGCTGGGAATCCTCTTGCTTCAAGAATGTCCACCGGGATGTAGAACGTATTGAAGTTTGTTTTTTCTTTGCTGCTCATCCAGACTGAGAGCTTATCCGCCAGCGTTTTGTCTTCAATGCCCTCAATCCAAGCCAGTAGTTTCTTCCGACTGCTCAGGTTAAGGCTGACTTTCAGCGTGGAATACGGAGGCGTTTCCATTTCACCATACTTCCATCCGAAGACAGTGTTCCAGAAGGTATGGTGTTGATAAGGACTGTCTTCCTCGTCCTTGGTGTAGGATTCAGGATCTTTGATACTCCCAGATCTGAGGAAGTCGCTATCGCCTTCGTGCACGCCACGCATGACCATGCGTTCGATGTCGGCGATCTCCTTCAGGTACTTCAACAGACTGATCTTCTTCCCACTCATCACTGTCTGCATGATCTCCACCATCATTTCTTCTGCACGAGAAGTCAGTTTCTTGGTGATGTTGGAGTTCTTCAAATGTACGCCCTTGATTTCAGTTTTGTGTTTGGCGTACACGTTTCCTTCTTGACAGCCAATCGCAGCGTAATAGTGTTTACCCAATAGCGTCGGGACAAACACATCGAAGCGGAATTCACTCTTCATGGCAATGTCGAACAGTTTGCTTTTGTCGACCCCAATGTTTGCTGACATCACCGCCAGCACGTGCGTGATTGAGGACGATGCAATGAACGTCATTGCTGCTTCGATAGAGATACCGGTAGGCGTGAAATCGACCCCACCACAATACCAAATGATCCAGTCCTGCACTGTGAAAATGGTAGAGTCCGTGTCGGAAGTCACCGCAGCTCTGCGAATGCTTTCCGGGAAATATGCCACTGAAGGAGGTAGATTGTTTGTCCGAATGAACGTTTTGATCAGATCGGCATATTCCACCACCACCCGTCCAATGTTCAGTATCGTCGAAGCCAGTGTGTGGATTCGATCATCCTCTTCGATTAATGCGTACTTCTTACCAATCCCTACAACTTCGAGAGTGCAGATTTGGTGAGCCAGTTCGACGTAGCTTTCAGGAGCAGCCTTGATCACCGCCAAAGGAAACTCGCACGGCAGTTGTACTTTAGCAATCAGCTTCGTTAAAAACGTTCTGATGAACTCTTCATTGAATTTCATCAGGTGATAGAAGTCACCCGTGTAAACCACTGCCGCTCTTTGAGACGGTGTCAGTTTTTTCAAGAGTTCATATATCTCGGCAGTACGCGTCTTGTTGAACCAGTACAGATCAGTTGAATACTTAATGCATTCGGAAGCTTGTTCAGCAGTAGGGTAGACAAGCCCGTACCTCTTAATGGTGGCATCGAGCTGATCATAGTCCGTGTTTGCAATGATTGAAACAATGTTGTTTTTTGTGATCAACCAGTTTCGGTAATGTCGATTACCCGTCAAGAGTCTTTCATTGTTAGCATTCCCATAACCACTGGTCGACCTGCATATGCTTGTAAGCGTAGAGTGCGCAGTTTTGTTGTATAGTGGGGTCGACGGCGTGACGTGCGCACCGCTCACGGCGTTATTCGACAGTTTTCGATTCGTTTGTTCCGAATGGTAGAACTGATACCCGAACTTATCCTCAGCAGCTTCAGCCGCGAACATTGCTTTCTTGGCAACGTTACGTGCTTTGATGTTCTCACCAATCTCCACCCCAAGGTACGACCTTTTCTTTTTTGTGGGGATGTAGGTTGTAAAAGTTGGGGCCAGTATTTCTTCGTTCTTGATGACCTCCGTCAGAAACTCGCGAACAGTAGATTCGACCAGATGCCGATCTCCTGTTTCGTCTCGTTGGAGGTAGTCCATCTTGACATCTTTATACTCGAAGATGCCGCCGGGCCTAAGAGAAGTCCGAACAAAATTCAAGCAATCGTCATACCGATCACCTGTGGTGACGCTGAGATAATAGGCTTGTTGTTGAGCGTAGTGCTTAAGGGGATTGAGGTTTCTCTTGTAATTATCGACATGATCAACAAACGGGTTTTCCATGTTTTTTTCTCAGGCAGGTTTAGCTCAGTAGATTCAGAGAGTGGGTAGTTTTTCTTGAGGCCACAAAAAAATACGGCATAAAAGGAGTGATGGGGAGGCAACTCCCCATCACTCCCTATGCAGGATACTTGCCATTGCACTGTCTCTTTCTTGCCCGGAGCTGATGGGTTTTTGACCCTGTGCTCATGCCGGCCGCACAAACCGGGGACCCGATTCATCCACGCAGAGGCATCCCGCTTCCCGCCCTGGCGCCAAACCACCACCCTGCCATCACCACCGCTTTGGTCACTTAGGGCGTACGTCTTGCGCTGCGCTTCGTAAACGATCGCGCGGCTCGCATGAATCGGCATAAAAAAACGGCCAAGATCAACAGCATCTGCTTTAGCAAGTAACCCAAAACATATGTTTTATATAGCCGGCATAGGCTAGTCTTAGGGGGATACAAGCATCACGGAGCCTCTTCAAGGCACGTGACTAAGGAACAATCGGCTAGAGACAAGGGTGTGTACACTATAAGAGCGTGCCTGTCTAGGCGTCGGTCGTTCCTGCCAAATGCGTGTTCCGCGTCGGCAATGCTTGCTCCCCCTAAGAGTCGCTTTCTTTCACACCTTCCCCGGCATGGAGCGTGGTGCATAACATATAGGGTAAAACCCCTACATCAGGGGGTTCCTGCCCCAGTTTCGATGAATTGGACAGAGAAATCAGTGAAGCCGTTCTGCACCATCATCGAGCGCAGTCTGGAAAGATCTTCTGCCGAAGCATCTCGAACCAGAATTTGAGCGACCTTGTTGACCACCAGTACGGGTTGTGATGCAATCCAGTTCAGTGCCAGGACTCGGTAGTCCCCGGCGCTTGTCTTGATCCGGACGTAGTCCAGATCTTTCGCATTCTTCGGTGTACCCACCGGCAAGCTCGGGTACACTGCAGCATGGGTTGCTGCCAGATCACCAGCAAACGCTGAAGCAGTCGCATAGTCAAAAAAAGAAACGACCGTCGCGTTGAGGTAGCTTGCACCAATGATGTTCGGCGCAAGCAGGGAGAAGTTGTAGCTGGACTTCAGCTTGAGGTCGTAGAGCATGGGATTCCTGGTTGGACGTAGATACACCCCAGCTTGTACTTTTCAAAAGCACAGCGCTGGACCATTTCAGTTGTGCCTAAGGCGAGCATTCTTTCACTCTGAAGAATGACTTGCCGAATGCCGCACACTAGGTGTGTGTAGAGCCGACACATCGTCCAATAAGCAAAAGAAAGCTCGCCCGAGTTGATGTCGAGCGGATTAGGGGCCACCTTATTAAGGAATAGGCTGAATTGGATTGCGATGGCTGGGTTTTCAATCAGCTTCATCGCTTGGTAAAATGCATCGGCGTAAAGACCACCTTCATAAGGGTAGATCTGAACGCCGATACAAGCCGCGCTGTCACGAAATGCTTCATCAGCGCAGGTGATGTCCAAGATGATCGGGCGTGACGCTGTCATGGTTCACCAGGTAGATTAGGTTGTTTTTGATCTTGAACGGGGCGAACAAGATGCGCCCTTTGACCACCACCCCAAAATCATGGAAATCCACCAGCAATGTCCCAATCAACATTGCGTAGTAGCTAACCATGACCTTGATTGCATCGTTCTTTGCCAGTGGTAGTTCATCTGATAGATCTTGCTCAAGTTTTTTCTTAAGCACTTCCACCCCGTGCTCACCTGCGAATACGAGCCACTCCATCAACGTATCAATGGTCAGCTCTTTAGCGTCGTGATCTGCCTCAATCTCCACCACTCTTTCATCAGGATCAATAAGGCAAACCGTCAGTATCTCTGGGACTTGCCCTGGCTTCTGTTCGGATGACGACATTTCCCTGCCAATGCCTTTCGTAACGTATATCCATGTACGCGTTTTCCATGTCGTTGATGTTTACCACCGACATGAACGCGGATCGTAGCTTGAAGATTAATGGGCCCAAAATCTCTACAACGAGCAAACCCATTGATGAAGTCGGGGCTAACCGGTCGCTGATGATGCCAAACTGCAGTAAGAACTCGCAGATCTGCTCATCGTCATATGCGGGTTGGTAAAACATCAAGTCGAGGACGCTACTGATAACAGCGTCCACATCGATGGTAGGAAGACGAGGATCATTTGCTATTCTTCTAACCGTGTCTTCCAGATCATCCACTTCAATAAATATCCGAGTCATCTCGTACTGCTACCTTAAAAGACAGTAGATCATTGCAACAGGTCGTGGTGACCTTGACGGGTGTATTAATGTCCACCACCCACTGATCGCCTAAACGATCACGAATGTAGTCGATGGCAAACATCGTGAGCCGATGCATCAGATCGAAAAACACCCCACCGTACAGTTCCTTAGAAACGCCCTCAGTGATGCCTGTTCCGAAGCGACCGATCCCTTGACCAATCTCGTACTCACAAGTGTCCATGAGTCGCGTATAACTGTCGAAATAGTCCTCGGGTGATTTCTCAGGGTGGTAGTCTTGAACAATCAACAAGACCGCAGACTCTAGAAAGTTTGGGAACAGGTCAGTCGTGAGGCATAAGCCCTCTTGGAAGGGGCCTGAAAAATGCTGGAACTCTTCCATATCCATCACCACGGGATACGCGATGATAGGTGGGCTCACTGAGGTGTATAATGGCGTATTGATTTCTTGGGATGATGTCTTTGTAAAGTGCACAGTATCCTCGGTAGGTGGTGGTGTAGTTTGGGAAATGATCCGTCACACGACTAAGTACCGTCGTGTAAATTCTGTCGTACAGTGCCCTGTCAAAATGCCCGTCCAAGAAGTTGTCATCGAACAGCATTTTGAACATCTCCCGGCTACTGATGTCCAAGGAATTTGTGCACAGCACACTTTTCAATACGAGTTCAAAGAATCGGTCAGGGTTAGGCTTTCTCGCCGCAACTAGAATACATCGGTCAATTAAATCACGAGCGTCTTCAAAGTCAATCAAAAACGTACGCATTTTTGTTACCAGCCCTCGTAGTGCACCTCGATTACGAAACTCCCCTCAAACAACACCTTGGTTACTCCGATGCGGGTGATGGCTTGCGGATTATCGACCAACTCGTAAATGTCGTTCATGACGAGAGCAATGAGGCGATCGCAAACATCATGAGCAGTGTCGGTCGAGTTACCGGAGTTGATCAGCTCCGCGAGTATGACAGCCACCATCTCAGAGTGCGTGGAGTTGACACGAAGCACAGTGTCGATGAATTGCCTCAGGCATGCATTGATTTCTTCAATGCATGCGTCATCGTGGCAGCGATAACCTTGCGTCAAGCACATCTCCAGACATGCCTTGGCTGCCTCGAACGACAAGACATAATGCTTGACGGTCATGGTTTAGTTCTTCCGTAAGAATTCGTTGGAGGGTAGCTCAGCCAACTCAGCGAGCTGCTGCTCACGGGCTTGTTGTTGATTCCACTGATGTGCTCGCCAATCGATCGATTTCTCGATCATGACCGCGCCGCCAGGTCTGTTGGTACAGAAGTACAAATGCCACTTGTAATTCCCGATGAACTCCAGAACTTGTGCCTTTAGGTCTGAAGTGATCGCTTCGAGGTCACTCCTAATCGAACCCCAGTCTTCCCAGTATTCTTCACGAATGTGTTTTCTCAACTCATCCACGAAAAGACCGAAGTCAGCATAAGGGTATTCGACCGCAAGTGCGATGGTGTCCTGAATCATCAGTTCTGCCAGGTAGATGCCTCGGTAAGGTAGGAACGGGTAATTGGACACTTGGTAGTTGGCATTGTTCACATGGGTTTGTGTGAGGACAAGCTGTTCATCCGTGCAGCGAACCATCTGATCCATGAAAGAACAAGTACGGTCCTTTGACGGTTGGAAGTAGGTATCTGGGTTGCCATTCACTTTGAACACCGAAGTATTCTTCAACCCCTTGAGCGTCTTGACTTCAAGCACTCGCACGCTACCAGTGGCTGGGTCACGAACACGTGCGAAATAACGCCCACCAGGCACCATGACTGGCTCCAGGACACCTGTCACGTAAACCCCTTGTGGCGGGGGCAGCAGTCTGTCACCAAGCCGCTGCTCGATAAGTGTGCCGGTGTCTTCAAGGTCCAGGGTCTCGCGGGCGTAAATTTGCAGCTCAGCGAACGGGTTGAAATCATTGGGTAAACGCACAAAAACTCCTGTCGGATAAACGTGTGTTGGTTAACTGCATAAGGGACACCCCTTCAAGGGATGTCCGCTCAGCGTAGTTTTTTACTAAAGTCTTTGTCGATTTAGTCCCCAGTTTTCAAAACAGTATTGAGTGAAATGATGGGTTTGCCTTGGTTGACCAGAAAATCATCCATATATCCAGGCATGTAATCGTAGTAGAAGTCGATCGATACGCCCTCAGGGATGCTGGGATTGCCAGTCGACTTGAACTCAAACCAAAGCTCATCGTAACGGTGCCATTGCGAGCGAGGATTGATCAGACTCATTTGCATTCTCTCCGTTGCAGTGAGTGTGATTTCCTCCATGGCATTCAAGCGGACTTTGTCGTACATGGTCATGTCCAGATACAACGCACCTTCTCGCTCAACCACCTTGCCACAAAAGACAGAGTTTGAACGAGTATATGCCATTTGATACAGCATGGTCATTAGTTCAGGCTTGAGAACCGCCTTGTTGATCAGATCTTTGATAGTCAAAAGACTACCCTTCTCCTTCGAAAATTTACCAGCACTGCCTGCAGGAATAGCGTACTCCCACATACCGGCTCTTGCCATTCTTTTTGGAACTTCGCATGCATTAAAAGGAAGGTCCAGTGTAGTTGGTTTGGATTGGGTCATGTTCGACTGAAGTCTGTTTGTTAAAGAAAAAGGTCTGCAAGCAGACCTACCTTTTGGGGTAGTCGTTGAATCATTTGATGCAACGATGATGGCAAGGGCTTTGCCATTTATCAACCACTACCTTATAATGTAGTAGTGTAAAAAATTGGAGTGACCCAGACATGTCCGCCATTCGCAAAGCAATAGCAGAACTGCACTACAGAATTCCGCGAGCTTTACTTGAAAAAGCTTTCATTGATCGACAAACCACGTGGGGCGTGCTTTCCAGGAGTAACATCGACGAACAAATCATGACGCTCGTGGTGAAGCCCCGTGTGTTGGTGGATTGTAATTTAGTCGGTGGCATTCAGGTATTGATCCCCCTGGCGGATCTCAGCTTTCAACAACCGGATGCGCAAACCACCGTGGTTCACATCCCCAAGAGCAGAACGCAAGGGCGAAGCATCATGAGCGTGCTTCATGTGGCGTATCTCAGCCCGCTTCAAGTCGCAGGTATCAACGGCGGTGTGTCTGGTGGTTGGGGTAGTTCCTACGACACAGCAGACAACTCAGCCGCCATGTCAAACGCCTTCGGGATGATGGCTGCTCTCGACAAGATCCCTGTTGTCTCTACTGCTGCTGCTCGGTTGGTTGCTGAAAACACCGTGATGATCCGGGATGTGGTGAGTGTTCCCTCCAACGCCTTCGTGCGATGCATCGTTTCTAATGATGATGAACTCTCGGACATCCAACCCAAAAGCTACCCTGCATTTTGCAAGTTGGTTGAGCACGCGGTCAAAAGCTACATCTACAACACACTTGTCATCGAAATCGATGTTGGTGAGTTGAGAGGTGGTTTCAATATCGGAATCTTCAAGGGTATCCTTGAGAAGTACGAAGAAGCCGAACAGAACTATCAGGACTACCTACTGAACAACTGGCAAGCTGTGGCTTTCATGAATGATGAAACGACATATCGCCGGTATCTCAGGTTGTTGATTGGCGGCTACCGCTGATTGGCCCGAATAAGTAACGAGGAACAGACATGTCGACAAACGCCACTCAAGAGAACAAAACTGGGGTACTCAAGGATTTTCTGTTAGGCAGCGGCCTGGTAGTCCAAGGAGACTTGGCCAAGCAATGCGCTGATTTATTAAACAAAGAATATAAGAAAGAAGTCACCGACAAGGGTATCGTCCTGGAATCCCAGCAAATCGACGATGCAAATCGAATCGGTTTATTCGCAGCGATGGTCAACTACTATGAGACTCCTGTCGCTAATCCGCTCGGGCTGGTTTACGCCACCGACACCACTCAAGCAGACTTCACGGATGTGACACGGTTCTACAGCGCGGTCATTTCGATGAATGACGACCAGCGAGCCAAGTCATGCTTAGTAACAGCGGACGGTGATACGCATAACACCTACGGGCAAGAACTGATCAACTTGGCGACTCAGAATGACGTACGGGTGGCCACACTCGGGGAATTCACTGAGGAGTATTCGAAATGAATTACGCGGACAAGCTTTTTGATCAAGAGCATGGTCTTTGGGGCCAGGGGTATCACCCACTGAGCATTAGTCTCGAAAACGATCTGGGTGAACAACCCCAATCAATCCGAGCAATCTACGAAAAGGAATGCGCTCATCTCGAACTCAATCGAACGTTTGTCAAAGATGTGATTGAGATGGAGCAAGCGTTCGTCACTAAGAAGCCTGAACACATCGAATTCTTCGGTGGAACACTAACAGGTGTGCATGTCATCCGATTCACTGACCAAGAGTTTGATCGCTTTTTCCTCGATCTTCTCCAAGTCGACGAGGAAGTGATCAAAGAACAGGTGCACCGCCTGCCGGACATCAACCCTGAGTTCAAGATCTCGTCGAATATTTTCAACATCTCTTGTGTGTGGTTGATGCATGCCATTCATCACTCACCGCAATTGTCAAAAGAACAAAAGCGAGAAGCGAAGATTCGCATCGCGTTGTATTTGAATTACAGGTTCTTGACCTCGATTCTTTACAACTTCTTCAAATACCCCGCCAATGAAGAAACTGCCAAAGCGACTTACGCTCAGCTGAGTAACCGGTTCATTTTGAAAGCGACCGGTAGCTGGGGCGCTGCACTTCGAATGCGCTCGGAAGACATTATTGACGAATCCAGCATCTGGTACAAGACCATCGACAAACTCGATGACGACTATGCCGTGGTGCGGATGCTCAACGATATTCAGGGTCGAATCAAGTCCATGGTGCGCAATATCTACTCGGTGTTCATTAATGTGCACCAGCAAGGCACCAAAATCGGCTCCAGCTCGACGATGACAGAGATCGATGGGGAGACCATCCTCAAAGACAAAGTCAACAGCCTATCGTCTTATACGCGTTATATCAAAACTGTCATCCCTGACAAAAACTCCTTTGTGCGAGAAGAGCTTTTGGATGTGACTGCGAACGCTGTTCAAACAGCACCACCGCACGTCACCAAAGAGTTCCTTTATTGGTTCAGCGCGAACTACACCCATTTCAAGAACAACGAGGCAGACAAGCTCGTCAACTTGATCATGGAGCATGCGTTTGAGTACCTGAGTGAGAACAGCAAGTTGCTCAGGCATAAAGAGGGGTTGGTCAGCATCCTCTCGAAGATTCGAGGGACCTACACCTCGTCCAGAGCAAATGATCCGAAACTCATGGAAATCAAAGATAAAGTCGAAAGATATGTCCGAGACGGGACGAAGGTCAAAAACGAAGCAGTGATCGCATCTGTTCGCACGGCGTTCTGCTTGTACTTGATTGCACGTGCGTTCACCATGCGGCATTACCTCTCCAAGTGAAGTGTCATGAGGGTACTTCTTCAACGTGCCATCGAGGCGGCATTCGATAAATACGAGGATCTCAAAGGAGCAAAGGTCTACGTTCGTGAGACAAGTAGCGACGATTTGTCGAGCTATTTAATCCGAACCGATGCTGGGTTTTCCTTCCGAATTCTCTGCCAGGAATCGACAATCAGATGTCTCTATAACCGGTGGTTCTCCAGGGACCGTAAACGGGTCGTTTACACGGTGTATTGTGAGTGTGACGAGACGGCGCCAACAACGCTAAAAGAACATCTGAGCAAGATCATGGTGTTTCCACTCTTAACCAATCGTTATACTGGTCGTGAGCGAAAGCGAAAAGAGGCAATCAACGCTTATTTGGATTTGGTGTTCAGCACCTGAGAGAAACATAAATGCCCTGCTCGCTGTTCGGCAGGGTATTTATGCCGCAAACATCGTATAGATCCTTTATGCCATCCTGGAGAACCCCCAAAAATGACCATTATTTTCCAAAAAGATTGGGAAAAATACCCCAATGCAATCGTTGACACCAGTCAACTCAACAAAACGTTTCTTGAGAAAGCCTACATGCTAAAACAAATGGGGGTAAAGAACCATTTGTTCATGTTAGCGCTGCACAATCCGAAGCTCCTAGGAGTAGACCCGCATTCGCCGTACCTGACGGTCGAGCAAATGGCGATGATCGCTGTGGAATGTCGTCAAAACTTCTGGTACGCTGTTCGTAACGTTTGGCGGGTCCCACCAAAAACTGGTGTTATTTCAAGTCCGATCGAAGCCAACCGTGGGAATCTGGCGGCATGGTGGGCATTTCTGAACCACATCACTTTCATTCTGACACAGCCCCGTCAAACAGGTAAGACGTTCTGTACTAACGTGATGACTGCTGACCTGATGAACTTCCGTTGTCAGAATACCGAAATCAATTTACTGACAAAAGACGACACGCTCCGAGCAGCAACTATCCGAGACATGAAGGATATTTACGAAGAGCTGCCCGACTATCTCAATTTCAAAATGAGATCGGACGTGAACAACACAGAAGCTTTTTCAGTCAACAAGTTTCACAACCTCATGCGGGTACATGTTCCACAGGCTTCTGTGAAGAAAGCAGCCAACGCCGCACGGGGGCAGACCAGCCCAGTTTTCCGGGTAGATGAAGGTCCTTTCCAAGTCAACATTCGTTTGGCATATCCGGCCGCCATGGCTGCGATGGGTGCCGTGCGTGAGAAAGCCCAGCGCGAAGGTGAGCCTTACGGCATCTCCCTAACGACCACTGCGGGTAAGCGAGACGATGACAGTGGGAAATACATCTACAGTCTCGTTGAAGATTCTGCCCTTTGGTCTGAACGCTTCTACGATGCTGAAGGGCCCGAAGAACTCGATGAGATGGTGCGTCGCAATTCCAGAGGCGGGGTGAGCCGGATTTACGGTGTGTTCTCACATCGTCAGCTTGGCAAGACCGACAAGTGGCTCAAGGAGAACTTGGAAGAAACCAATCCTACTCCTGAGGAAGCCAATCGTGACTACTTCAATCGCTGGACATCGGGCACATCAAAGTCCCCCATTCCGGTTCATTTGCTTGAAGCCATCTCGAATTCGGTCACGCCAGCCCTGTACGACCAAATCTATCCGCAAGGATACATCCTGTACTGGTACATCCCGCAAGCCCACATCAAACACTACCTCTCGACCCGCCCAAGTGTGATTGGTATTGACACATCTGACGGCACGGGTGGGGATGATATCTCCTTCGTCCAACGTGACGTGGGGACTGGTGAGGTCATTGCCAAGGGTAAATTCAACGAAACAAACCTGATCGTGTTCGCCAAGTTCTTGGTCCATGTTCTTGAGACCATGCCACTGGCTACGATGATCATTGAGCGCAGGTCTTCTGCAATCGTCATCATTGACTATTTGCTCCTGATGCTCCCAGAGCACGGAATCGATCCGTTTGAACGCCTCTTCAACTGGGTGATGAACGACCCGATCGAGCACGATTCACTCTACCGGGAAGCCAGTCTGCCGATGACCCGTCGGGATGATTCACTCTACGTGCGTGCTAAGAAGTATTTTGGCTTTGCCACCTCTGGATCTGGGAAGACAAGTCGCTCGGAGTTGTATTCCACGACCCTGATGAGTGCATGCAAGAGCAGTGCTACCACTGTTCGTGACCATGAACTTGCAGCACAAATCACCGGACTGGTGGATCGGAAGGGTCGCATCGATCACCAAGAAGACGGTAACGATGACTTGGTGATTGGATGGCTTCTCTCGCAGTGGCTTCTCACCGCTGCGCAGAACTTGCACAGCTACGGCATTCATGCTTCAGAAGTGCTCACTGAGAAAATTGAAACGAAGGTTCTTTCCAGGCAAGAAGCCTTCACAAAGACAGAACAGGACCGGCTGCGTGTTCGTATTCGTGAGTTGATCAAACTCATGGACGATGAACGCTCCCAAGTGGTTCTCGCTCGCTACGAGTTGGAAATGCGGCAACTCAGTCGTCGTTTGATCCTTGGTGAAACCGAGGCATTCAACATCGACACGGTTCTCAATCAACTCAAGCAGAAGAAGAAAGACGAAGAGGCTCAAGCCCGTCGAAACTACTACAGTGGCGTTCGGTGACACGAACAGCATAAATGGGAGGCCCGGCCTCCCATTTATGACGGTTACATCGTCGGTGTTAGACGACAGCCACCCAGTTTTGATCCACGTAGTAGACTGGCAGACCCGCCACTGCCAAATTCAGATCCACCCCACCAGACTTGCGGATGAATTGAATGTGAGCCGTCGAGTAGTCTGGTACGTTTTGTACCCACGTCAGCGTCGCGTTCCAATCACTCAGGGCGTACTCGGTGCGTGTAGCACCGATCACGATGGCGAAGTGGGTCGGCTCCAGCGGCCCCAGTTCCTTCGAAGGATCAAAGAGCGGCTTCGTGCTGTAATACAGCTTTGCAAGCCACGCTGCTTGGGTGGTTTGTTTGCAATCCACCCGGAGCTTGAAGTTGTTCGCAGCCAGTTTTTGCGTCGCCATGAAAACATCAACACCGTACCTTGGGGATTGGTCCGGAGTATAACCAAGCGTCCAGTTGGTGGTGCGCTCAGTGCCTTGACGTTCGATGACGATGCTCACTGTTTGCGTGTGAACGTAACTGCGATAGGTGGGATTCACATCTCGCAGATTGATCGAGACGCTCAAGCGTTGTAACACGCCGTAAGCGACTGGATCGTACGCCGAGTAGCTTGCGTTGATCCTCACGTAACTCGTGACATCGTAAACAATGTCCCGGTTGAGGTTGTACAGCCACCATTTCAGTCGGTACCCGACGATCGGGTCGACCCACACGAGACTCGGATAGAGTTTCACGCCATAAGTGCCGTCAGCTTTCAGGGTCACTGCGGTGTAGTATTCCGCAATATGCCCATCCCCACCAACCATGCCAACATAATTGAACTCGTTCTGTCCAAGCGCATACTTTAGCACAGGGTACAGGGTCTGCCCAACTTGAGTTGCGACGTATTCATCGAAACCCATCAGCTTGAACCGAGTTCCGTCGACCGGGTACTCTGCCGTGTCTCCGTTGCTGAAGTGAACTACCCCTGTCAGGTTCAGCCCTTCCAGAGGAACGTTCAGGGGATAGCGAATTGTTTTCGGATCGGCGCTCGAAATGAACGGCGAGCGCATCGAGATACCGACGATGTACCGCGCATTGGCATCTGTCGGGCGAATGAATGCGGTGTTTTCCACCAGCAGTTGTCGCTTCGACACGACGTGTCCGTTGTCATCGTAGATGACCGCGGTTACCAGCTCACCATCTCGGAGATCGACCGTGGTGTGGGCTGATCCGATGGCCTTGATCGCTGCGTTGTTGAGCTTCTCATTGGCCACCAGCTCCAGCGGAATGTTCTCGCTGACGATGTTGCCAGAAGTGTCATAGACACGACTGATGACTTTGCCACTGGTGGAAACATCCGAGCCTTGGAAAATCTTGCACCACCGGCACATCGTTCCGTGCACGTAGAGACGCCGATCCACATTCAGAACAAAAGGCGTCACGCTCTTGTCCAAGAACACCCGGTAGGTGTCGGAGGCTTGACCAGGACCCACTCCGATCAGCACATCTTCTTGTTCGAAGATACCACCGTCCGGGTTGATGCTTTCTCGCCAGAGTTCCGGCACCATGGTTGCCGGATTGATATCCTTGACAATGTAGCGGACAATGGTGTTTCCGGTGATGTCCATCACCACGTCTTCGATCTTCGGGACGTGCTTGTTTCGTCCGATCGTTCCGAGGTAGATGTCTTTCATATTCCAGACTTGCCACCGGCCGTCTGGGTTGTAAATCGGAGAGATGTTGTCGGTACCGACAACTCCGCCTACGTTGAGTGGATTGGGCATGGTGTTCTCTTCTTCCTTAATTGATCATCGCGTGGGCGGAGAGTGTCATCAGACCAGACGCGTAAATCAAAATCAACCGATTGATGAACGCATACTGCTGAACAGTGAGGTTGACTTGTGTCTTGAAGCAATGCGGATGGATGCTCACAAAATCTTGCTGTGGTTGATTCTCGGGCAAGATGGGGTCGTGTTTCAACAACCTCAAATATCCCACCACACTGCTCGCCACATCCGCGTTGGTGTACTGTCCGTTCAGAAACGCCGGGGCAAAGATGCCTGCCTTCAGATCCATCATGATCTTGCAAATGAACGGGCTGTAAACCGCGTACTTCTTTGGGATCACGGAGACGTTTGTGGCAGGCACCTGCGGTATTTTCTTTGTCAAGAATTGACTCACCTCCCGGTCGACGACATTTGATTCTTCTTTGAGGACGTAGGTGTCAACCCCAGTATATCCCTTCAGTGGAGTGATGGTGTCTTTGACGCTGTACGGCATGCCATTCCAGGCATGGAGCATCTCGAACGTCTGGTCGTCTTCGTTGTACTTCAACCCATTCGGAAGAACGAGACGCCCTGCAACTTGAACGCGAATGGATTTGTCATCCCTGACATCGAATTCCCGGTCAGCTGAGAGCCGCCCACCGAAGATGAACCCAAACTCATTCCCATCGCGGTCGCCGAGGTTCTTGTCGCACATACCCTTCCCACGCACAACGATGTCTTGTGGACCAGTCTCCACCAAGAATTCCTTGTTGACAATCGTGAGTGTTGGGTGTTCTACGAAGTAGTCGAGGTTCTTGATGAGGAGTCGGCGATTCAGCCAGACATCCAATTCACCGAACGGGACTTCGACGACTTGAGAAACGTTCAGCCCGTTGACGAAACGATCCGTCGTGAGGTTGAACTGAATCAGCCCGTCCACAACATCGAAACTGTAGCGCTTGACGAACGGGGTTTTATTGCTGCGAACAATTGTGAAATGGGTCGTATTAACCGCCCACTTGAGTGTGTTGGCAGCAATCGCATACATGCCGGCGGCACCAGTAGAGTCCGACCACGGTGTCGTTTGCGGATTCACACTGCGGTCAAGCGTGTAAAAACGATAGTCGTAGTTAGGGTCCAAAAGCTGCTCAGCAGTGTTGTAAGTGTCGTCGACTTTGGGGCCAGCACTTCCATGCACAAACTCAACGAACGATGCGCCTGGATAGACGCAGTTGTAAATGCTGCCGGCTTCATGCCAATTCCAACCAAGCAGCAAACCTTCCGAGTCGTATTCGAATCCAGTCACATTGCTTTTGAAAGCTTCTGGCAGCGCCACACCTACTTGCGTGCTGAACA